TGATGTTGAAGTTGACTTATGGTGGGTTGATGGTAAAGTTTATTTGGGACACGATAAACCACAATATGAAGTTAGTGATGAGTGGTTAGGTGAAAGAATTGATAAATTATGGGTTCATTGTAAAAATTTTGAATCTTTAAATTGGATTAGAAACACCTCATTACATTATTTTTGGCACGAACAAGATACACTAACATTAACATCTAAAAACTATATGTGGGTTTATCCAGGTAAACAACCTATTATTGGAAGTATTGCAGTTATGCCTGAAATACATAATGATGATATTTCAATATGTTTGGGTATTTGTTCAGATTTTATAAAAAAATATAATGATTAAAACAATAATATTTGATTTAGATGGAGTATTGGTTGAGGCCAAAGAAATTCATTATGAATCTTTAAATAAGGCATTAGGTAGTTATTCAATAACTTGGGATGAACACTTATCAATTTATGATGGTTTAAAAACAAATCAAAAATTAGATATGTTACACGAACGTAAAGGTTTACCTAAAGAACAATTCAAAGAAATTTGGGATAATAAACAAACTTATACTTTACAATCTTTAAGGAATTTAAAATATAATACGGATTTAATTACAACAATGACTATGTTAGTTAATGAAGGTTATAAGTTGGCGGTGTGTTCTAATAGTATTAGAAAAACTGTTTTAACGGTATTATCTAAGTTAGGGATTATTGAATTTTTTGATTTAATTTTATCTAATGAAGATGTTAAAAATTCAAAACCTCACCCCGAAATTTATTGGAAAGTGATATCTATGGTTGGGTGTTTACCTGAAGAAACTTTAATTGTTGAAGATTCTCCATATGGTTTACTTGCCGCGTCGAGAAGTAAATCTCACGTTTTTAGAGTAAAATCTCCAATTGAAGTTACTTATATTAACATAACAAAAAAAATATTAGAAATAAAATCAGGACATAATATGATGACACCAAAATGGGAAGACCATAAAATGAACATTCTTATTCCAATGGCTGGAGCTGGGTCAAGATTTCAATTAGCCGGATATACATTTCCAAAACCACTTATTGATGTAAATAATAAACCAATGATTCAAGTTGTTGTTGACAATTTAAACATTGATGCCAACTACATTTACGTGGTTCAAAAATCACATCGTGAAAAATATAACTTAGATACTTTATTAAATTTAATAACACCAAATTGTAAAATTGTTGAGGTTGATGGTATTACCGAAGGAGCTGCATGTACCGCTTTATTATCTAAAGAATTTATTAATAACGATTCTCCATTGTTTTTTGCTAATTCAGACCAATTTGTTGAATGGGATTCAAATGAATTTATGTATAAGATGAATGAGACTGATGCGGATGGTGGTATAGTTACGTTTAAAGCCACTCACCCTAAATGGTCTTTTGTTAAAATAGATGAAACAGGATATGTTACTGAAGTGGCAGAGAAAAATCCAATTTCGGATAATGCAACTGTAGGGTTTTATTATTGGAAACATGGTTCTGATTTTGTAAAATATGCCGAACAAATGATTGAAAAAAATGTTAGGGTTAATAATGAATTTTACGTTTGTCCTGTTTTTAATCAGGCGGTAGAAGACAATAAAAAAATAAGAGTTTATGAAGTTAAAAATATGTGGGGACTAGGAACTCCTGAAGATTTAAACTTTTATATTGAAAATAAAAAATAAATTATGAGATACCTTGATAAATATTGTAAGATATGGAGAGAGTTTCAAACTGATGAGATACCTTCTCATTTGGTTGTTTGGCCTGACTCAGAATCAAAAGAATGGTGTGATAGGTTAACAGCTCAATTAAATCATAATAACGTTAGTTAAAAATAAAATGGAACAATATAATACGGATAAATACGCACATGGATTCATAGATGTTTACGAACCATATTTTAATGAAGTAAGTGATAGTAAACATATATTAGAGATTGGAGTATATTATGGTGGAAGTCTTAAATACTTATCAGATAAATTTAAAGATGGTAACATTTACGGAATTGACATTGAGGATAAAACTCAATATGATGAAGAAAGAGTTAAAACATACATCGTTAATCAAGAAGATAGAGACTCTTTAAATGGTTTTTTAAAAGAAGTTGATGTTGAGTTTGATATAATTATTGATGATGGTGGTCACACAATGAAACAACAACAAGTATCGTTTGGAATATTATTTAAAAGATTAAAGAAAGGTGGAATTTATATTTTAGAAGACTTACATACATCAAGAATAGAAAATTTTGGGACTATTTTTCCCGATGATTTAATAACTACTTTAGATATGTTACAATCATTTAAATTTACTAACAACATTGCATCCAATCATATCTTAGACGATGAAAAGGAATACATAAAAAATAATGTTGCCGATATTAGAATATGGTCTAAAACACCAGAATATAATCAAAGTGTTACATCAATAATAAAAAAGAAATAACTCATTAATTTATGACACTAACAGAAATAGCAAATAGACTTGGTACTGATAAAGGAACCAAACATTTTGAATATCACTCTTATACCGAAACATATCAAGAATTATTTTATCCATTAAAAGATGAAAAAATTAAGATGTTAGAAATAGGTGTTGCTGACCCAAGATTTCCTGGTGCTTCAATACAAATGTGGACCGAGTTCTTTTCAAATATTGATTTTATTGGCTTTGACATAAATCAAGATTGTAAAAAATATGAAAAAGAAAATGTTCGAATATTCATTGGAGACCAAAGTGTAACTGAGGATTTAAACCGATGTGTAAGTGAGTATGGAGGTAATTACGATATTATTATTGATGATGGACTTCACACCCATTTTCACCATATTAAAAGTTTTGAGACATTATATCCTCATTTAAAAGAAAATGGGTTATACGTTATTGAGGATTTACATGCGTATGATTGTGTTAATACAATAGAATGGTTTAAAGAAAAAAATATACCTTTTGAATTACATAATAACAACAAACTTTTAATTCATAGAAAACAAACAAAACCTCTTAATTTAATTTGGCAAACATTTAATGGAGACCAAACGACTTTTGAATTTGAATATACCACAGAATTTTTATTTAAAAATGTTGAACAAAACAGAATATTTGATGACGGTAAATTATCTACTGTTTTAGATAACTCTGTAATTATTTATTCTAACAATTCAAATAACATATCTGATGACTTCAATAACTATTTAAACAAGTTTGTTGAACTAGGTTATACTTTTTATTTGTTACATTTCTCTAACGAAAACTTAAGTCATAATTGTGACTATTATTCAAAGGCAAAAAATGTTTTTAGAAATTATTATGATTCAAATATTAGTGATGAAAATGTTACATTTATTCCTTTAGGTGTAAAATCAGGATTTCTTAATAAGAATGAAAATTTGTCAAAAACAAAAGAGTATGTGTTTGCGTTTATCGGACAACCAAAATCAGATAGACAAGAGTTATTGTCTGTGATTGAAAATATGGAAAATGTTTTTATACATAAAACAAATTCATGGAATTGTTCGACATCATTAACTCAAGACGAATGTATTTCAATTTACGGTAAAACAAAATTTGTTCCGTGTCCTATGGGATGGGTTCATCCTGACTCATTTAGATTGATGGAGTGTTTAGAATCAGGTTCAATACCAATTTTAAAAAATTACAACAACTTAGAATATTTTACTAAAGTTTGGGGAGATTCTCCATTACCTGTAGTTAATTCTTGGAATGAAATTGTAAAATATTATAATATGGACAATAACCAATATAATGAATTACACAATAACGTATTTAATTGGTACTCAACCTTTAAAAGTAATTTGGATTTAAAAATTAAAAATAAATTAAATTAATATGAATAATTTTGACATTGGTATTACCACATTTTCATTACGATATGATTTTGTCGAGTCATTAGTAAAAAGTATTCGAACTTTAGGTGTTGATAATAATATTTTTATATGCATTAATGGTGAAAAGGATTCAAACTTTTCTGAAGAATATAGACAAAAAATGTTATCACTATGTCTTAATTATAAAAATGTATTTCCAATATTTTTTGTTGAGACAAGAGGATTATCAAAGATGTGGAACACGTTATTAATACATTCAACTAAAGACGATTTATTAATATTGAATGATGATATTAATGTTACTTCTGACAATATGTTTGAAGTTGTCTCTGGTCATATTAAATCTCCAGAATATTTTGGATTAAGTATTATTAACAACACATTCTCATTTTTTGTTGTTAACAAAAAATTTGTTGATGAGTTAGGATATTTTGATGAACGATTAATTGGATTTGGGGAAGAAGATGGTGATATTATGTATCGGTTAAATAAACAAAAGGGAAAAAAAGTTTTCAGATTACATGCAGGAGGTCTTGAAAATATTATTTCAAATATAAGACATGAACATATAAAAAGTGGAGTTGGCAAATACTCTTTTTTTAATAGGAATTATATCTTTAACCAAAAATATAAATGTAATGGAGACATATATTATTTCCCTGAAGATATAGAATGTGAACAACTATTAGAAGACATACAACTATATCCATACGAAAGATTTTTTATGGAAAATAAAGAAAATTTATAGTGGAAAGTAAAATAGTTAATAAAAGTGAATTATTTTATGAAACAAAATATGGTAATTCAAATATAAACGAATATTACCAATATATTCTTAATGGTATTATTTTGTTTTTAACAAAAAATAATGTTCCCTATTCAATTAATTTTGGGTGTAATAATATATCAAAAGATGTTAATTTAAACTTTCAATATGAACACACCATTACTAATAATGGTGATGGTACTTATTCTTGTGAGGTGTATAGATTTGAAGAATTAATTAAATTAGAATCAGTTTTTGAGTACTCAAACTCAAATATAAATAACATAAAAATATCTAACCATTTTAAAGAATATTCAGATATTTTTCGGTATTATCCTCCATTAATTTATGATATTAGTGATATAGATAATATTGGTAATAGGGTTAAAAATTGTTTAACAATTCATAGTTCAACTCCAAGAAGGAATAATATCCATCAAAAAGTTGATATGGATTATTTTCATAATGCGTGTGGAGGTAGTGTTATGTATTCTAAAGATATTATTAAAAGTGTTATGGATGACTATAAAGTATTAGTTAATATACACCAAACAGACAAATATTGTACTTTAGAAGAATTAAGAGTTTTACCCGCTTTAATGACAGGTATATTAGTTATTAGTGAAGAATCTCCATATAAAGAACATATTCCATACCATGAACATATTATATGGTCTTCATATGATAAGATGGTTGAAACCATAAATAACGTTTTAGAGAATTACAATTTTTTTAGACAAAAATATTTAACTAATTTAAATTTAACGTTAAAAAAAATGAAAGATGATTCGGACAATGAAATGTCTTTAATTTTTAAAAATTACATAGTATGATACATTTTATTACCCCTCTTTATCGATATAATAATTTAAAGGTGATATACTCAACAATTAAACATCAAGTTGATGATTTTAATTGGCATTTAATCGAGGGTAGTAATACCATTGGAGAAGATGATTTTAGTTTTTTAAAAGAAGATGATAGAGTTAAATTTTATAAGATAGACACTTCACATATTTGGGGTCACGAACAAAGAAATTATTTTATCACCGATATACCTGTAGATGATAATGATTGGTGTTATTTTTTAGACGACGATAATGTTGTTACTTGGGATTTAATTTCAACATATAATGAAGAAAAAAATTCTAATGTTGATTTAGTTTTATTTTCACAAAAAGCGGGTTTGACTGAAAAAATTAGATTGTACGGTGATGGTGAACATAGATTTAATTTAGGTCTTTGTGATATTGCATCGTTCATGATGAGATATCGTATGATAAAAAAAACATACATACATAATATTTCTTATAGGAATGCCGATGGTCATTACGCCTTAGACATTAGACAACTTAAAAATGAACATGTTTTTAAATATTGTCCTGATAAATTTGTAAGATATAATAGCCTATCTATGGAGATTGTATAATTAAAAAAAATAATATGATTAAAATAAAATTAGAATGTTGGTGGACCGATGCATTGTCACTAAATTCAAGAATGATTAGACAATTTGTACCGAGTGCAGATTTAACAGAGTATTCTTTTGTTACTGAAAATCCGGACTATACAATAGTATTTGGTAGAACCGATTGGGACAAAATTGAAACCCAAAAAGAAAAAACTTTTTATGTCTCACAGGAACCTTTATGGTCCCCAAATCAACCAAAAGATGGGATACACGATTACTGTTCAAAAATATTAATATCTGATAAATTAGAGTATCCTGATAGAGAAGAATACATAGAAACATTATTACCAATGTTTTATGCGGGTCGAGGAGAAAATGACCATAGAGAAGAATGGGATTGGTCTTCTAAATTAAAAGATAAAGACTATTCAAAAAACAAGTCAGTTTCAATCATAATTAGAAAAGACACTTATAGTCATTACAATCATTTACAGAATCCAAATACTAATAAAATAAATTATGAAGAAAGAACCAATTTAGGTATTGAATTATCTAAAGATAACAGGATTGATGTTTACGGAACTTATTGGGTATCTAATGGTGAAAATATTAAAGGAGAGGTTTGGAACAAACATGTTGGTCTTGATGACTATAAATTTTCCGTGGCTTGTGAAAACACCATTCAAAAAAATTATATTAGTGAAAAATTTTGGGATGCAGTTTTAACAAACACAATCCCAATTTATTTAGGATGTTCCAACATTAATGAATTAATACCTGATAATTGTTATATCTCTATTAATAACATGACTATGGATGAAATGGTTAATAAAGTTAAGTCTATAGTGGATAACGAATCAAACCTATATGAACAATACTATGACAACATAAAAAAATTAAAAAAAGATTTTTTCATAAATCCTAAATATAATATTTGGGAAAGAATTAAATTACTAATAAATGAATAGTATTTCATTAAACATGAAATTTTGGGATGATGGTCAACCCGACTCAACCAGAATAAGAAATGTTAATTTTTCTTGGAAGGAATTAAAAAAATTGTCAAGTTATCTTAACTTAAACGATATTACCGTTGAATCGTCTTTATATGATTTTTCACCAGAGCAAATAATTTCAGATTCAATTCACATTTCATATCCTTTAGGTGTTTATAAAAAATCAGAAAAAACTAACATAATTCTAAAGGATAAACAAAACTATGATTTTTTTATGGTAATTGATTGTGATGCTTTCTTCCATGAACAAGATTACGAAAAACTTTTGGAATTAATTAAATCTTTAGATAAAGGAGATGTTTGTACTTTTGATTTAGCAAAATTAAATGACAATGTTTCTGATTATATTATTGATGATAAATTTATTATTGAAAAGGCGGATTGGTCTTATGCATATTCAGGAGCCAAAGAAAATGGTCCATTAAGACATCATACCGGTGGATTAGGTGGTGTTTACATTTCCGATACTAATTTATTAACATCTTTGGGTGGGTTTGATGAAAAGTATGTTGGGTGGGGTGCAGAAGATGGAGATATGATGGGTAGAATTTACTATTCAAAAATCCAACATAAAATTAAACCAACAAATAATTTTGCTCCATTTCATTTACCACATTTTTCAGATTGGGGAAATGAAAAATATAATAAAAGATTTAATGAATAGAAGATGAAAAAAATTAAAATTATTACGGCAATATACACAAAATTAAATGGAACTGAATTAGGTGGTAGACATAGTCGTGAAGGACATTATAGATGGAGTTTATTATCATTATTAAAAATGAATGATGCTGATTTTATATGTTATACTTCCGAAGAAGAATTAAATAGTTTAGAACAATTTTTCTACGATGAAAATAATGTTAGTCGAGATAAATTACAATTTTCCGTGTTTAATTTACACAATAATGAATTTTCTAAACTTATCGGTAAATATAAGGATATCGAAGGAATTAAAGTGGGGGATAGATGTATTGAGATTCAATATATGAAATTTATTTGGTTTTTATCTGAAGATATGTCTTACGATTATTATTTTTGGATTGACGCGGGATTATCACACTGTGGTTTAATACCTGACAAATATTTAATACCGGGAGGACCTCACAATAAAGGTTATTATGAGAGTTCATTATTTAATAATAAATTCTTGGAAAACTTAATGGTTAATACTGGAGACAAATTTACATTAATTGGAAAAGAAAATGATAGAAACTATTGGTCTGGAACAGTAAACCCAATTCATTTTACCGAATATAATAGAATGATTCATATTATAGGTGGTATTTTTGGTGGTAAAAAAGAAATATGGAAACCAATTGTTGACTTATTTAGAGATTATGTTTATAAAGTTTCTGAACACGATAATAGATTATACCATGAAGAAGATATTATGACATTAATGTTTAGAAATCATCCCGAATTATTTTACAATTATTATTTTGAAACTTGGTGGCACGAGAATGAAAGAATGACTGGTATAGATATGGTGGAACACGTAAAAAACAATAAAAGCTTTTATAAAATATTAGAAGAATTAAATGAATAAAATAACATTAGTAACCGGTATTTGGGATATCGGAAGGGGGGATTTATCTGAAGGATGGTCAAGACCATTTCAACACTATTTAGATAAATTTGAACAATTATTAAAAGTTGAAGAAAATTTAATAATTTTTGGTGAAGATGAACTTGAAAAATTTGTATTTGAAAGACGAAGTCCTGAAAATACACAATTTATTAGTAGACCATTATCTTGGTTTCAAGACAATGAATTTTTTAAAAACATTCAAAAAATAAGAACTAATGAAGATTGGTTAAATCGAGCTGGGTGGTTAAGAGAGTCAACTCAAGCAAGATTGGAAAACTATAATCCACTTGTTATGTCTAAAGTTTTCCTATTAAATGATGCCAAGATTATGGATAAATTTAATTCGGAATATATGTTTTGGATTGATGGTGGTTTAACAAATACGGTTCATTCGGGATATTTTACTCACGATAAAGTTTTAGATAAATTATCAAAATACATTTCAAAATTTTCATTTGTTTGTTTCCCGTATGACGCTGAAACTGAAATTCACGGATTTGAATATAATAGGTTAAATGATATTGCGGGTGACAAAGTTAATAAAGTTGCTCGTGGTGGTTTTTTTGGTGGACCAAAACACACAATAGGTGACATTAACGGAATTTATTATAATTTATTACAATCTACATTAAATGAAGGTCTTATGGGTACTGAAGAATCTATATTCAGTATTATGTGTTATAAACATTCTGACATTATTGATTATTTTGAAATTGATTCAAATGGATTGATTGGTAAATTTTTTGAAAATTTAAAGAACGACGAACTTAAACTTAAGTCTGAAAATATTCATAAAAGTGAAAATAATTTGGATATAAATAAAGTTGGTTTATATGTAATAACATTTAATAGTCCGAATCAATTTAGGACACTAATTGATTCTATGATTGCCTACGATAAAGATTACATATATAAGACAAAAAAGTTTTTATTAGATAATTCAAGTGATTTGTCAACTACCGAGGAATACTCGGTAATTTGTGAAGAGTATGGTTTTGAACACATTAAAAAAGATAATTTAGGTATTTGTGGTGGTCGTCAATGGATTGCAGAACATTTTCAAAATGAAACAGATTTAGATTTTTATTTGTTTTTTGAAGATGATATGTTCTTTTATCCAAACGAAGGTAAAGTATGTAGAAACGGATTTAATAGATATGTTCCAAATTTATATTCAAAAACATTACAGATTGTTAAGAAAGAAAATTTTGATTTTCTTAAACTTAATTTTAGTGAATTTTTTGGTGATAATGGAACTCAATGGGCTTGGTATAATGTACCACAACATATTAGAGAAAAATATTGGCCAGGTAAGAATAGACTACCTCAACAAGGATTAGACCCCAACGCTCCAAAGGCATTATATGATTCTGTAAGAACATTTCAAGGAATTCCTTATGTCACGGGTGACGTTTATTATTGTAATTGGCCTCAGATTGTAACCAGAACAGGTAATCAAAAAATGTTTTTAGATACAACTTGGGGGCATCCATTCGAGCAAACTTGGATGAGTCATATGTATCAGTTGGTTAAAGAGGGTAATTTATATCCTGGTTTATTACTTATGACACCGACCGAACACGATAGATTTGAACATTACGAAAGAGGGCTAAGAAAAGAGTCATAACAATATATTTATTGTTATGGAATTTTTTATCAAAAAGAATGCGACATTACCGTTATTGAAAATGCAAGTTGTTCAAGACGGAAGGTCAGGTTATCAACAATTAATGGAAACTTTAGAATGTTCAACAATCTATTTCACGATGATTGATGTTGAAACAGGTATTCCAAAGATTGTTTCGGGTCAATGTGGTATAACATCTTTATATTTACCTGAGGGTGCTCCTACCGAATATTATGTTTATTTTAGATTTACTGAAAGAGATACAAACACACCGGGAAGATATCAGGGACAATTTTTAATTCAATCTGATAAACCTTGTGCCAATCAATCAGTTGAAATCGGGACATTAATTTTACCAATCAGGGAAGAATTATACATTAATGTTCAAGATAGTTTTATTTCAAAATCTCCTTGTTGTTAGTTTGATTTATTCAAAAATTTAGTTATATTTATAAACGAAGGTAAATTTCACCGTGAGTGAAAGCTAATAAACCACCGTTATAATATTATGATATCAACTGAAGAAATTGAATCGTTCCTACATGGAAACGACCCCGAAGAATTTATAGTCGCAATCGAGTTCGACTACGCATCCAATTCTATTTACAAAATCAAAGAAATTCCTGGTAAAGGTAAAGAAATCCGTAAGGATACATTTATTCCATTTGCTTGGGTTGGTGATTTGAGAAACCTTAACTTTTATGGTAATTCAAAAGAAGCTCAAAAGGCTGCTATGACAAAGTATGGGATTATGATTGAAAAATTGGAAACCCACGGAAATGAAAGATTGGAAAAAGGATTGACCTTTATGGTTAAATCTTTAAAAGGTTATAGAGAACTTATCCAATTTTTTAGAGATGGTAATTTGGACCCGTGGGGTGAAAAAGGAAAAGATAAGATAATGATTCTACCACCTGTAGAACAATATTTAATCTCAAAAGAAAAAAGATTATTCAAAGGTTTTGAAAATTATGACGAAGTAACCCGACTCGTATTCGACTTAGAGACTACCTCTTTAGAACCTAAAGACGGTAGGATTTTTATGATTGGAATTAAAACAAACAAAGGATATCATAGAGTTATTGAATGTATTGATGAAGACCAAGAAAAGGGTGCCATCATAGAATTCTTTAATGTTATTAACGAATTAAAACCAAGTATTATCGGTGGTTATAACTCAGCAAACTTCGACTGGCATTGGATATTTGAAAGATGTAGATTGTTGGGTATTGACCCCAAAAAGATTTGTAAATCATTACACCCCCAACATTCATTCACAAGAAAAGATGGTATGTTAAAACTTGCAAACGAGGTTGAGACATATGTTCAGACTTCAATTTGGGGTTATAATGTTATTGATATTATTCACTCTGTTCGTAGAGCACAGGCAATCAATTCGAGTATTAAATCTGCAGGTTTGAAGTATATTACCAAATTTATTAATGCCGAAGCTCCTGACCGAGTTTATATTGACCACTTGGATATTGGACCATTTTATAAGAACAAAGATGAGTTTTGGTTGAACGTTAATAACGGTAATTATAAAAAAGCAAACAATCCTACTTTTGATAATTTAGATACAAAATTTCCTGGTGTATACAAAAAGATTGGTGGTGATAAGTTAGTTGAAATGTATCTTGACGATGACTTGGACGAAACTCTACAAGTGGACCAAGAATTTAATCAAGGTTCGTTCTTACTTGCTGCGATGATTCCAACAACATATGAAAGAGTTTCAACAATGGGAACTGCGACATTATGGAAGATGTTGATGCTTGCTTGGTCTTATAAACATAATATTGCCATCCCCGCCAAACAAGGTAAAACTGATTTTGTTGGTGGATTATCAAGATTGTTAAAGGTTGGGTATTCGAAGAATGTATTAAAACTCGACTTTAGTTCCCTATATCCGTCAATTCAATTGGTTCACGATGTGTTTCCTGAGTGTGATGTTACAGGAGCAATGAAAGGTATGTTAAAGTATTTCCGTGATACTCGTATTAAGTATAAACAACTTGCCGAGAAGTTTTATGAAACTGACCGTAAGAAGTCCGAATCATATGGAAACAAACAATTACCGATTAAGACTTTCATTAACTCTATGTTTGGGGCCCTCTCAGCTCCTCAAGTGTTTGCGTGGGGTGATATGTATATGGGAGAGCAGATAACCTGTACAGGACGACAATACCTACGTCAGATGATAAAATTCTTTATGTCCCGTGGTTATACTCCACTTGTAATGGATACGGACGGTGTAAACTTTTCATTACCCGATGGTGTGGAAGTTAGGACATATATCGGTAGGGGTCTTAATTGGAAGGTAAAAGAGGGTAAAGAATTTACTGGTCCTGAGGCAGATGTTGCAGAATATAACGATACGTTTATGAAGGGTGAAATGGCACTTGATTGTGATGGAACTTGGCCTTCGTGTATTAACTTAGCTCGTAAAAACTACGCCACTATGGATTATAAGGGTAAGATTAAACTTACCGGTAATAGTATTAAATCTAAAAAATTACCACTTTATATTGAGGAGTTCTTGGACGTAGGTGTTAGATTATTACTTGAAGGCAAGGGAAAAGAGTTTGTTGAATATTATTATGAATATTTACAAAAGATTTATGACAAACAAATCCCTTTAAGTAAGATTGCTCAAAGAGCGAGGGTTAAACTTTCTATTGACGAATATAAGAAAAGATTAACGACTAAGACAAAGGCGGGGAATAGTATGAGTAGAATGGCTCATATGGAACTTGCTATTCAAGAAGGTATTAATGTAAACTTGGGTGATGTTATTATGTATGTTAATAACGGATTAAAATCATCTCATGGTGATGTTCAGAAAAAAGGTGATGGTGTTCAAATTAATTGTTATATGTTAGATAAAAATATTTTGGATGATAATCCTGATTTGACTGGTGATTATAATACGGCAAGAGCGGTAACAACTTTTAATAAAAGAATCGAACCATTATTGGTTGTCTTTAAAGATGAAGTTAGAAATGATTTAATCGTGACTGAACCTGAAAAAAGAGGTATTTTTACAACAGCACAATGTGAGTTGATAAATGGTTATCCATTAGGTGATGGTGACCAAGATAGTTTGGTAGAGGTAATGACACCATCTGACAATGAGTTATCTTATTGGGAAAAAAGAGGTCTTAGTCCTGATTATATGTATGAACTTGCTGAAGAAGGTTGGGAAGAAAAGTTAGGAGTTTTTCAGACCGTCACTACTTAAAATATACCAACTACCACCACAGAATCTGAATTCAACACAAGCATATCGGTCCATTACGATTTCATCATAGTCTTCGTCGATTTTACCGATATCAGGTTTAATTGTTATCATTGTCATTGCTTTAACAACAATATGGTCAGTTGTTTTGGAATTAAGTGTCACCACTGATTCCGAAACACCTCTGACAATGATACATTCTTCACCATTTGTTTGGTATTCTTTTTCTGATACTAAAGATACTTCTGAAGTGTTAATTACTTCACCGTTGATTAATCTTTGAGATGGTATTGTTCTAATTATTGACATATTATATTACGTATATTTGTCGAGGCATTGCTCTAAATTTCATTTGTTTATTTAAGTTTTCAGCAATTAATGCTTCTCGCTCCATTACTTTTTCAGGTCTTAATCTTGTTAACCAACCTTCAGCACCTGTTAATTCTTCCATTAACTTAGACTTTTCATCTTTTGCTTCTGTTAAAAGACTTGTATAATCCATTGTTATTTCCGAATCAGGTGTTTTCAAATTACCACTATATTTTCCCCTAACTCTTGCTAATGTTTCTTTAACATATGCGGTGAACCATCTTCTAACCCATTGTTTAGCTGGAACATTTAAGTCCGACCAAGTAAGTTCTTCTAATGGAACATCTGAAGGTAATTTAATAACATCTGGGTTATTCTTTAAACAATCTGCTCTACTATCAGGACCAACATCATAATACCAATACCATACGGCTTTACCTACGTAATCACTATATTGGTTCCAGTTAAATCTTCCACCGGGAGTATTGTATAAGAATACATTTCTTTTACCATCAGGTAAACCTGTAATTCTATATGTAAGTGAACCACCTAAGATACGATTCAAGATATTTGCTTCTTGCATTCTTATTAGGTAATCAAAACCTGACATCATAAAATAAGAACCTTGATAACCTGCTTGAGCAAAACCTGCTTCATTGGCACCTAAACCGACACCACCAAAACCACCAGCCATACCACCTAATCCAAATGCCGAAAAAGATTGATTACTGAACCATAAAAGTTCGTTAACCTCTCTACCTGCAGGTATTTCATAGTTTTGAGTATTAGCACTTAATATGAAATAGTCTTTCTTTAGAACCCAAGGACCAACGGTTTGTAAACCAACAATTTTAGAATAAGAATAACTGAATTGTTGTTCAAAATCCATTGTTTTAGTAATCAAAGCGTTCGCCACAGATTTCTCCGTCATATTTAAATTTACTAAGTTAACCCATTGACTATCGATTAACCATTGTAAAATATATTCTTCATAATCTTGAATAGATAGTTCCATTAAAGAATCCATCATTTCATCTTCAACTTCAACACTTCTAATTGGAGCACCTAATAAGTGCTTTACTCGTGTGTATATTTTACTTCTTTCCGGTTCTGGTATTACTGACATATCAAATAAATATCTTTTAATTTATTATTGTATATTGTAAACTAATGAATCTGTTGAAAAAACAAAATTACCATTAACAATTTTTGGTTTTTTATTAAAAATTAAAACACTTCTTCCTTTTTGAAAAATCATTAAATCAGTTTTGTATACACTTACAGCTGCGGTTCCTTTGAGTGTTATTTTGTCATCATCAAGTATCATTTCTCTATATGGTTTTATTTGACCTGTTAATGTTTTACCATCTTTAGTTATTTCAATATCAATACCACCTATAGCATCTTTTTTACTACCCGGTTCACCAATCAAAGTTACGTTAACTTTATTACCAAAAAATCTTTTTAAGATTGCAGCTGTAATTTCTTCTCTTTTTGCTCCCGCATCATTTTTTTCGGTAAGTGTTCTCATTAAGTTTAAGAACGTAGAACTTTCAGTATCGAATATTCTAAATTTATAATCATTTAAAGCATTGATAAATCTTTTTGTTTCTATTTTTTGAGCAAAAGGATTTTTATCTTTAAAATTAATAATATCTTCATTTGTTTTTGACTTTATTACGACATTTAAGTCTTGTAATAAAATACAAAATGCTGTGTAATTTGTGTTTAGTTTATTAATTACAGACCTACCAGTTCCTTCTAAATCATAAAAACCAGGTAATTGGTCTCTTTCAGGTTTTTCAATAAATTTTTCACTAAAAACATCTCTCAAAATACTATCAATACCATCTCTATAAGTCCATTTAACTTCAGGAACGGTATTAAATAAGTTTCTATAAAATTCATTTTCTTTTGATGAACACATTTCAGATTTACCTTCACTTAAAATTTGTTTCATTTTTTGAGATTCCATTAATTTTGTTTGGGTTTTCATTTCGTACATTTTGGTTACGAAATCCCAATTTACAACACCCCAAAAATTTGTGATGTATTCATCTCTTTTATTTTTGTATTTCAGATAATATGCGTGTTCCCATAAGTCCAAACCTAAAAGTGGAAATCCACCATTTTCAATTACGTTCATTAACGGATTGTCTTGATTTGGAAGTGTCATAATTTTCAAGGTATTACTTGAAGTAAGGACTAACCACACCCAACCTGAACCGAATCTTTCCTTGGCAATTTTTTCAAATTCTTTTTTGAATTTTGTAAAAGTTCCGTATTGTTTTGTGATTTTTTTATATAACTCACCAGTTAATCTTTGTGGTGTTGGTGTTAGCATATTCCAAAACAATGCGTGGTTAAATGCTCCACCGGCATTATTTCTTATATCTTTATCGAAACGACTAATTGTTCTAATAATCTTTTCTAAGTCTAAGTCCCCTCGTTTTTTCTTAGATAGTGCGTTGTTTAATTTGTCTACATAACCTTTATAGTGTTTGTTGTAGTGAACATTCATTGTCTCTGGGTCAATGAAGTTTTTGAGGGCTGAGTAAGAATAGGGTAATTTCTCTATTCCAATTTTTTTCATTTCAGAAATTAAAACTTTTTTTCCTGTTTCAACTTTTTCGTTTACTATTTGTTTTTCAAGTTTCTGAATTTTTTCTTGTATTTTTTTCATAATTTTGGATTATCCATTACATATAAATAATCCGTTAGTTGTTAATATCGCAGTTGATTTATTTTTTGTAAGATTTCTTCGGCTGCGTCCGTTGTTATTTGATTGTCACCCATAACTGTTGCGATGACTTGTTTTTTATTATTTAAGATATCATAAATGACACCTTCGATTGTGTTTTCAAATATTGGATAATAAACCAATACATTATTTTTTTGACCATATCGGTATGCTCGGTCTTCCGCTTGGGCGTGGTCTGAGGGTAAAAATGATAGGTCATTCATAATAACAGCTTCTGCTGAGGTTAAAGTAATACCAACACCTGCCGCTTTAATATTTCCAACAAAAACCTTAACTTTTGGATTATCTTGAAATTCATCAACACTTCTTTGTCTTTCAGGTTTTGACATTGACCCGTCAAGTTTTACTGCCGATTTTCCAAAGTGTTCAATAATTTTATTTAATGAATCAGTAAAATTACAAAAGATAATTACTTTTTTATCTTGTTCGATGATGTTCTCAGCAATTTCAATTGTTTGTGATATTTTTTCATCGGCAATAATCTGTCTAACTTTTGTGAGCTTTGAAAATTGAACCGTTAATGATTTTGATTCGTCAGGATTTTTATCATACCAATCATAATATTCACCCATAACTTCTTCATAGTTTTTTGATTTTAATCTCAAATAAACTGGTGTAATAATTTTATCGGGTAAATCCAAAACATTTTCTTTTAATCTTCTTAAAATTGTTGATGCCGTTCTTTCCCTTAACTCGTCCAAGTTCGACGCTCCGGTGATGTTCCATATCTTTCTACCACCGACATTGAATTGATAACCCTGACAATACCTAATTGCGTATGCCATCCAATTTTTGGACACGGGACTATCCACCAAACTTAATAAGTTAAAATAATCCATCGGTCTTGATGTCATTGGAGTTCCCGTTAATAACCAAAGTCGGTCAACGGTTTTAACCAAATCATTAATTAACTTTGTTCTTTGAGCTTGTCCATTTTTAATATAATGGGCTTCATCAACAATAACCAAATCAAAATTTGCTTTAAGAATTTCCGAATCATCTTTTTTCTTTGGGTCGTGGAAGTTTTTTATAATATCATAGTTGATGATAACAAAATCGGCATCCGTACTAAAATTTTTACCTTCAGCAATATAAATTGATTTGTCGGAATAATTTTCAATTTCTCGTTTCCAGTTAATCTTTAATGTTGCAGGACAAATAATTAAAACTTTCTTTGAGTTTGCTTCCAACGCAGCAATAATTGTTGATGTGGTTTTTCCCAAACCCATATCATCCGCCAAAATAAATTTCTTATTTTCAACCAATTTTTGGACAGCTTCTTTTTGATGTTCAAGTGGTGGACGATTAGAATATTTGTCATAATTGATAACAACATCTTTAACCGTGTTGTCTTTTATGACCGCAGCTTTTGGTAACCAAAAATCGTGAAATTCTTCTGTTTCTTTTATCTTTCCCCAAATATGAAACGCCTTTTCTTTTTCTGCCAATAACTTTTCCACCCAAACTTTTTCAGGTACTTCGGTCATTAACTTATCGTCGGCCAATTTCTGTGCGAAGTATGCGTCCAAGATAACCCACTTTCTTGCTACCTTTGGTTGTTTATCGTGGAAGTTAATGATATACTCGGATTGACTCCGAGTTGGGTAAAATTTCTTATTTAACTTTGATTTTTTCTTTAACACCAAAAGGTAATTATTACCACCCTCATATGTTTCAAGAATCGTCATTGCTTTTGATTCTAAACTTATTTCCATTTATAAAATAAAAGTTTGGAATAAATATAAGTAAAAATAAAGTATTTATCAATTATATGCAGAAATTAGTTCCAATAACAAGGTTAGGTAAGTTCTTCGGTGGTGAAGACTACGAGTTAGACGTGGGTATGGGTCAAGAGTGGTTAGAAGGTGATATGAACTTTACCGTCGTATTATATCGTATTGACAGATATAAAACAAAAACTGATGCGGTTTATGGTGAGGTTCTTGAAGATGGTGTTCAATTTATGGCACCTATTGAATTAAAAGGATTAGTTCAAGTTATGGCACCAACCAATAAATTTTTAGGTACATCAAGAGTTGAACAACAAGAACCAGGTAATATGAAATTTTCACTTTATCAAAAACAACTTGATGATTTGGGTATTGAAATATTCATGGGTGACTACATTGGTTATTATGAAACTGAAGACCGAGTTAGATACTATTCAGTTAGTGATGACGGATATGTTAGGTCCGACAACAAACATACATATGGTGGTTACAAACCATTCTATAGAACGATTATTGGAACGTACGTAAGTGAAAACGAATTTAGGGGATTATAATGAAAGTATTGATAACCGAATCACAATTTGATTCTTTGTTTATTGGTAAAAAAGTTATGGTATATTATAATTTACATAAACATACTTTTTCAATAACTTATAACAATAAAGTAATTATGCATGCGGATTACGTTAAATTGGGTGATGTTGAATTTAGAGTTAGACCCGGTGGAAAAGATAGAGTTAGAAAAGAAAAAAGCAAAAATGTTCACGCATTTGTAATTGGAAAATTATTAGAATATTGTGAATATCCTTGTGAAGATTTACCTGTCACAAATTCTAATAAAATTGTGACATATGACCCATATAGATTTAACACTTTTGTTTATAAAAATAGTGAAGAACCAATATATGGGGCAAATGAAGTTGATATGATAAATTCAACTAATAAAATATTTGTAGTAAAAAAATAAAATGGCATTACCAAAACAAGTTGTAAAACCAACATTACCATTGGTTCCTAAGAAAACGTTATCTGCTAGAAGAGAACAACTTTTAGAATATATTAACGCAGATGGAACTTATCTACCAAAGTCAGTATTACATGCCGATTTGGATAGGGGTATGTTAGATTTTGTTAAAACAGATTTACAAGTTGTAACCGCTGGAAAAATTGTACCTATGTTGGATATCCTAATTACAACACAAAACTGGTCACAATATTTAGAAACTTGGAAGTTTGTGGATTTGGATTACAACCCGTCACCACCATTTATAACCGTTGTTAGAACCCCCGAAGTAAAATATGGAACCAACCCCTCATTACAATATACGATACCAAATAGAAAACAATTCTATTATGCTTCCGTTCCAACTTGGAATGGTAACGAACAAGGTATGGATATTTATACAATCCCACAGCCAGTACCTGTTGATATTAACTATAGTGTAAAAATAATTTGTAATAGAATGAGAGAATTAAACGAGTTGAATAAAGTTGTTATGCAAAAGTTTTCATCTCGTCAGGCATATACTTTTATAAAAGGTCAATATGTTCCAATCGTTCTTAATAATATTTCAGACGAGTCTCAAATGACTATGGACGCAAGAAAATATTATATTCAAAATTATGACTTTACGATGTTAGGTTATTTAATTGATGAAGATGAGTTTGAGGTTAAACCCGCAATTCAAAGAGTTACACAACTAATGGAAGTTGAAACTTCAACAAGAAGTCGTAGAAGAAATTCTACAGAAAATCCTGATGAATTTAATTTTAATTTTTTATATGTTGATAATAATAATGTATTAACTGATAAAATAGATTTTACTGCTAATATGAATTTTATTTCATCAAATAATATTAACACATATGATGTTTATATTAATGGTGATTACTATGGTGTTGATGTTCAAAATATTCAAATAACAACAAACGATTCGTTAACGATTAGTGTAACCAAACAAATCACAGGACAAACCGCTAACATACAATTTGAAAACACTTTATATGGAAATACTCCAATATATTTTAGAACAAATTCATATTCTAATAACACATATACTTTAGGTGTTCAGAGTGGGTCAACTTTTAATATATCAAAAAATTTAATTTTTAAAGAAGGAGATAAAATTAAAATTGTTCACGATGAAAAAAATAGTCAAAATTCTATTGTAGTTTCTTATTCTCCTGAAACAGGTATCTTAGTTTTTTCAGGAGCAACCAAAGTAATTGGTTCAGGAACTTATAGTAGTTGGGACATTTATTAATCCTCTCCGTAGATATCTTTCTTCTCTTTACACCTTTCTATAATTAAGTTTTCTAAAAATTTATAAATCTTAATTCCTCGTTTTTCACAATACTTTTTCAGTATATCATGTGATTCTGGTGATATTTTAATGTTCTTTATTTCTTTCTTTGTTTTCATAGGGTGAAAAAAGGTAGAATTTTTTCCTACCGTTTATAAATAGTTATTAAAAAGTAAAGTTTTTTCGTCTTTTTACGAATATTTATGTATAAAATAAATCTGCAATATAAAAATTTATAATGGCAACAGCACAAGCAAATCAAAAAGTATACGTATCACCTGGAGTATACACATCTGAAACGGACTTATCGTTCGTAGCACAGAGTGTCGGGGTTACTACGTTAGGTTTGGTAGGTGAGACTTTAAAAGGTCCAGCTTTCGAACCAGTATTCATTACTAATTATGACGAGTTTCAAGCTTATTTTGGTGGAACAGAACCAGTTAAGTTTGTTAATACTCAAATCCCTAAATATGAAGCGGCATACATTGCTAAATCATATCTTCAACAATCTAATCAGTTATTCGTAACAAGAGTATTAGGTTTGTCGGGTTATGACGCGGGACCTTCTTGGTCTTTAACCGTAACTGCGAATGTTGACCCATTAACAATTGGATTAAATCCATCTACAGGAACTACTTGGAGTGCTACTTTTACAGGAACATCTTCAGGTGGAACGGTAACATTTTTAAATCCAAATAATTTACCATCACAAGTATCGGCAAATTATAATACACAATATAGATTGGCTGATGGTTCAGTTTCAACATATTCAAATGACTTTAATAGTTACTTGGATACAATTATGGACACACCATCATTATCAGCAACAACTGCGATAGTATATGGTGCAATTCCTGAAACTGATTACAATAGTTTAGTTTCAACTTATAGTGCTGTAACAAATGCTTATGATTGTTATTCAGTTGATTTATCACAAAATGATTTAAGTGCTGGTTCTAACGATTCTTGGTATTATGCTAACTTCCAAAACTATAGTGCTGATAGTTATTCAGGTTATTCATTTGATTACGTTGTAAGTTCATTAACTTCAGGTTCTTCACAAAGTTTTACAGGAACTGTATCGGGTAATGTTTATAACTTCTCAGGTACTGCTTACCCTGAATACAATAATATGGTTGTTGCTACTTTACGTTCAAGAGGTATTTCATTATACACTAATAGTTCTACAAGTGAAAATCACGGACCTGTTTATCAAGTTACTGGTTTAACCGATGTATCATTACTTTGTACTGGTCAATATTCAGGTATAACAACTTCACCATATGCAACATTTGCAATTTCAGGTGTTACTAAAGAAAATGAAGTATTCACATTTGAAACTTCATTATTGGCGGCATCATCAAAATATCTTACAAAAGTTTTTGGTTTTGATAATTTTGGTAAATCAAGATTTGAAGTTCCATTGTTTATTGAAGAAGTTTATCCAGCATCATTAGCTTATGGTTACAACCAAGGTTATATTCGTGGATTAAATTGTACTTTAATCGAGTTACCTGAAGCAAGAGATACAACATCAACTACTTCAATTGCTTGGAATTTAGAAAAATATCAATCACCAGAAACTCCTTTCTTAGTATCTGAGCTAAGAGGTAATAAAGTTTATAACTTATTTAAGTTTATTTCAATTTCAGATGGTGATTCCGCAAATACAGAAGTTAAAGTTTCAATTGCTAACTTATCATTTAATAATATGACATTTGATGTGTTGGTTAGAAGTTTCTTTGATACGGATGCAAATCCTGTTGTAATTGAAAAATTTACAAATTGTAATTTGGACCCAGCATCTAACAACTTTGTTGCTAAGAAAATTGGTTCATCAAATGGTGAATACGCTTTAATTTCAAAATTTATTATGATTGAAATGGCAGACGAAGCACCAATAGATGCAATTCCTTGTGGATTCTATGGTTATACTCAAAGAGAATACGAAAATTATTCAGTATATCCATCACCTTATATTCAATATAAAGTGAAATATAATTACCCTGGTGAAGTTATTTATAACCCACCATTTGGTACAACTACAGGTGGAGTTTCAAATGCTGTTGAATCGGGTGGAGATATTGTAAGAAGAACTTACTTAGGATTTTCAACAGCTCAATATGGTGTTGATGAATCATTCTTCTCTTATAAAGGTAAACAAAATCCAACAGTAGATTGGGGGAATAGAACAGATTCAATTAAATGGAATGTGTTAAGTAAAGGTTTCCATATGGACTCAGGTGCTACGGTTGTTAATATTGGTAATACCTCTGTTGATAGTGGAACTACCGCATTTGAATGTGGTGTTGCTGATTTTAGAGAAGACCCACAAACTCAAGAAAATCCATATTACTTCATTTACTCAAGAAAGTACACAGTATGTTTCGCGGGTGGATTTGACGGATGGGATATCTACAGAGAATTTAGAACAAATCAAGATAGATTCCAATTAGGAGATTCAGGATATTTGGCAGGTGCTGCGGCATCTCCAAGATACCCAACGGCAACTGGTGATGGTGTATTCAAAAGAATTATTGTTCAAAACAATACTCAAGACTTTGCAAACACTGACTACTATGCTTACTTATTAGGTGTATTAACATTTGCAAACCCTGAAGCAACAAACATTAACGTTTTTGCAACAACAGGTATTGATTATGTTAACAACTCTAATCTTGTTGAAGAAGCAATCGATATGGTTCAATATTCAAGAGCTGACTCGGTTTACATCGCAACAACTCCTGATTACAATATGTATACTCCGGATTCAACTAACTCTTTAGATATTATTTATTCACAAGAAGCGGTTGATAACTTGGATAATACAGGAATTGATTCAAACTACACAGCTACCTACTATCCTTGGATTTTAGTTAGAGATACTGTAAGTAATACTCAAATCTATTTACCACCAACTGGTGAAGTTTGTAGAAACTTAGCATTGACTGATAACATTGCTTTCCCTTGGTTCGCATCTGCGGGTTACACAAGAGGTTTAGTAAACTCAGTTAAAGCAAGACAGAAACTAACTCAAGAAGATAGAGATACTTTATATCAAGGTAGAATCAATCCAATCGCGACTTTTGCTGATGTTGGAACAGTTATTTGGGGTAACAAAACTCTTCAAGTTTCTGACACAGCATTAAACAGATTAAACGTAAGAAGATTGTTATTACAAGCTCGTAAGTTAATATCAGCAGTAGCGGTAAGATTATTGTTTGAACAAAACGACCAAATCGTTAGACAACAATTCTTAGATAGTGTTAACCCTATTTTAGATGCGATTAGAAGAGACAGAGGTTTATACGATTTCCGTGTAACAGTTTCATCTTCTCCTGAAGATTTAGATAGAAATACATTAACAGGTAAAATATATCTTAAACCTACGAAGGCATTAGAATTCATCGATATTGAGTTCTTTATTACTCCAAC